GTTAGTTCATCAATGCTTGCAGGCTGCATATTATCTGCATTCTGAACCCCTACAGCCTTATTGAAATACTTATAATTAATATTTAAAGGTAGTTCATAACGTACATACCAAATCATTGCAGGTGTAATGTAAGTATCGAGTAATAATTTGTATGAATTACTCAATGTTCCTGCTATAATTTTACTTACAAAATCATTGTATAATGCTGTTCCTAAAATTGGTAAAATATAAAATGATTGCACATCAATTATAGTCGGTGTTACTACCTTCATATCTACATTATCTTGCAAGATTGATTCTTGCTTCAATGTTGATTCACTTAAAAAAATTGCCTTTGCCATTATCTTATTTTCTTAACTAATTCTTGGACAAAAATATGCCTACAAAACGGCAAGTTTACATCTTGTTTCGGGTCGTGATACCATCCACCCCTACGTCTAAAAGCATCATAGTTAGGTATTCCATAAATAGCCCCTAATTCTTGACCAATTTTATCAATGTCATCCTTTGAAAAGTAACGTGGATTTGCCATCATTGCTTCGCAAAAAGGTCTACTTGACCCACCTTTAACTAATGCAGGTGCATCGGGTCTTAAAACGTATCTATAACGGATGTATAACTCTTCAAAACTTGGCACTACTTTATTCGTTCCTGACCTTGTTAAACTTATTTTGCCTTGACTATCCAAATCAATCAAACCTTCATCCCCTAACGCTGTCAAACTTTCAATGATTGAGGTCTTATCTGTCTTTAAAATCTTGGTTAAATCTTCAATCGTTATATTAGGTGTTTTCTGAATTAAATCTAAAACTCCATTGTCTTGTTTGCTCAATGCGAATTGCTGTGTACTAAACATAAATTTCTTATGCTTTATACTTACAAAATTCTCAATAGGCTCACCATATTTTGAGAATACACTAAAATCTAAATCATCATCGGCTATTTCATCATGTAAACACTTTGAGAATTGCGCTGTTGTATCTGTTGGAAGAACCGCATCGGCTGCTAATGGTGGTTTGTTTACTATACCTCTAATTTCATCTTGACTTAATGAAGCTAATACCTTATTTGCAACAAGTGGACTTAATGAATTTAAAGCATCGCTAATAGTCGAGTTTACATTAGTTTGAATGTCTAATGGTTTTCTCCCTATAATCTCCCTCATTTCATCCTTTGTTAGAATTGTCATTAAGGTTTGCTCGCTAAAACTTGGCATGATTGGTTCTAATGCTTTTATTTTTAGCTTTCCTTTAATGGGTGCGAATAGATTATATATTTCTTCTTGGACTCTTTGTTTTGGATTAACGTATGTGTTAGCGAATAGATTGTAAGCATCAACCATTTCATTGCGCCCACCTAATTGCCCCTCTACTCTTACCCCAAATAACATCGGTGAGGTAATCTTATGTCCTACAAATATTTCTTGTTGAATAGTATCGTTTAATGCTTCGTATTTCTTATCAAAATCGCCTGCAGCTAAGTCTAATATTGCGGGTACTCTTTGGGGGTCATCTACGAAATCAATTACTATACTACCTGCATTGTCAGTTGGTGTGAACTTAGCTTTTAACTTGCGTTCAGTTGACTTCATTTCTTCATCTGATGGTACACCATTCTTAAACACAATCATTTTAGAACCTTTGAAACTATTTTGAATTTCGGCTCTATGAAAATTTGCTATTTCAGCATCAGTAATAATTGCAGGAATTGCACCAATATATTCTGGTAATGTATAAGTATTGATGTTAGGTCGATACGACTTGTAATAATAAATGCTTTCACTTGGTAACTTTTTTAAACTTGGGTCGAATGGTGGCAAGGTCTTATATTCATCTTCTTTGATGTTAGTATTCTCTCCACCTTCGCTATTTAACCATTTATCGCTAATATAAAATTCGCTGTTATCTTCTGTGCTTCTTACATCACAATAATTAACGTGATAAATTTCTGAAATCCCACCCTTTTTGTCGCTAACTATTTTAAGATAACAACCTCCAAAAATCTCATTATCTAAATCGGTCTTATTTAATAAGTCTTTTAATGTTTCATAAGGGTTAGGATTGTCAATAAATGCTTTCAATGCCACTACTTCTTCGCCTTGCATTCCTAACTCATCAAACATCCAGCCTTGCCCTGTTATGTATTGCTGCTTGCTTGTTAAAATTGCGTTATGTTTTGCGCTTCTATTGAATAAAGTTAGTAAAAAGTTAGGGTAGTTATTATTCTCTCCATACTTTACATACTTTAATCTTTGCGAAGACTTAGGCTCAACAAATGCAGGCACTTTATCATTCGTAAATTTAAGCACCATTACACTTGGATTATATTCTTTTTTATCTGTCATTTATTGTGGTGTGTAAACAAAGGTAGTTGAATCGACTGGATTATATTCTGTGTTATTTTGGGCAGTTGGTTTAAGCCATAATAAGCCTGTTTCTAATTGCTCTAATAAGTAATTTAAAGCATCTTCTGCCTTAGTTAATGAATTGTATTGTGCTAATGTTAAGGTTGTTTCCATTACCACATAAGTATAAAACCCACTATAAGGCAAATATATATGATTATCTAATCCTTTTGCACTATTATCTGAATCAAAAAGCATATCAAATTCATTATATCTTTCAGAATATGTGCTTAAATCATTAGATATTACGCTATATGATATATCATTAGTAACTTGATTTGTGCATTCGACTAAATAATAATTACTACTACCTACTTTATTTTCAGTTAAAGTAAATATTACATTGAATTCTCCTATTTCTACTCTTATCACTACCTATATATATAAGTGTTTGAAAATTTTGCTAAAAAAAAACCACCTCAATAAATGAAGTGGTTTTAAGTTTATAAAAAAAATAAGTAATTAAGATTGTAATGCTGCGATAATACTCGAACTAACTTCGTTTGCTAATGCTTTCTCCATTCCTGTAAAGGTCAAGATGTAACCATTAAATTCATTCATTGCTGCTCCACTTGCTGCACTACCTGCGGTTACTTCAACACCATTTTCTTTTCCAAATAAAAAGTATTGACCTGATTTAGTTTCTACAATAACTGAACATCTGTTTGCAATCAAAGTCTGTAATTGAAATTGAGTTACATAAGCCAACTTTGTAAAGTTAGTATTTATGGTTTGCTCGTATGCAACTGTTCCCAATGCTGCATCAGCCATAATGTTTTGACTAAAATCGTTTTTAGCTCTTGGAAGCAAAGCATATTTATAAAACTTTGTTCCACCTGTCTTAGTGATTGCTGTCACAAATCCACTTGCATTTTCTGTTACCGCTGTAACATTTGCAAGTTCTGTAATGTAAATATTTTTGATACCTCCAACTGCATCTTTGCAATCTAAGGCGTATGAACTAACTATTGCACACGGCATATTTTGTTTTCTCCTTTTAAGTTTAAAAAGGGGGCTATTAACCCCCTTAAATTATACGATGAATTTTACTATTTCTGTTGGTTGTGAAATTTGAGTTCCTAACTTAAACTTCATTCTCATGAATACTGAATCGTAATCTTGTGAGTACCATGTTTTCAATTCTTCTTCTTCGTTCTCTAAGTCTACACCCATGAACATATTTGATGTTCTCAATGCGTATGCTTTAGCAGTTCCACTCAATCCTGGTACTGGTACTATTTTCACATTTGTTCCATGTAAGTAATACTCACCTAATGCATCTGCACTTGGAATAAAGTTAAAAAGATTTGCATTGACTAATGCTGTTTGATATAGTCTGCTTACATCAGTTCCAATGAAAATTCTTGTATCTTCTTTGTCTAATATTTGAACAGGAATTGCTGCATAGATAGCTTGTAGTACTGAAATTACATTTGATACTGTAATCGCTGTTACTGGTGTAATGTATGCACTTGCATTTGCACTTATAACCCCTGTAGCTGCTCCAATGATTTGAATTAAACCATCAAATTTAGATGTATAGTCACTTGAACCACCACCCGATACTGACTGCCATAATGCAATCTCAATTTTCTCACCTTGCGCACCAATAATGAAGTTCATAAATGCTTCATCAATTCCACCCGGTAACGATTCATATTGTGAACCTGGTGATAACATTAATTGTGTGTACTTCTTTTCTAAATCTGCAATACACCAAGATTTTTCAATCTTGATAGGTGCAACCGTTAAATTTCTTGATGAAATTGTAGTGTTACCTGATGCGTCTAAAAGTCCACATGTTCCGCCATTTTTCCAATAGAAATCATCGGTTAATGAAGGTACTTGCATTGCGAATTTCACTCCTGTTAATTTCTGCATGTAAGTTGCAGTCTTTGGAGTGAAGAAAGACTTAACAATAAGCATCTGCTCATTGGTCTTGGTGTAATCTGATAAATTGCTAAATGAAAATGCCATAATTTTTTTTTATTTATTTTGTGATTTTTTAAATTCCATGAATAACTCAACTGCAGATTTTGCAGGCTTGTCTTTTTTGAACAATAAGTTCTTTGGTGCAGGTGTGCTAACACTTGGTTCAGTTGCAATCTCTCCAACTAATTCAACTACTTTGCTAAACTTGCTTTCAACATCTACCTTAGAATCTGCAATTATTTTGCTTAATTCTGCAAATGAATTTTCTAATGCTTCAACTCTACCAATTACACCACTAAATTGTTCGATGTGCTTAGTGAAGATTTGCTCAAATTCGCTTGACATTTCTTCGGGCTTCTTTCCATCTTCAACTTTCTTTTCGATTTTGGTAACTAAACCGCCAACAGTTGTTACTAATGTGTAATCTTCTAAGGTATGAGTTGCATCAGGTGCTGGTGTCATATTGCCTGATTCATCAACTATCATAATTGCTGCGCCTTCTTTTAATTCGCCTTCCCACGATATGATAGTGCCATCTTCTAATTTTGCTTGTTGTGCTGCCATCTCTTTACTGAATAACATTGTTAATTTTGTTAATGCTTCTTTCGGTGTCATGTTCTTTTTATTATTAAATATTAATTTGTTTTTACGTTGCTTTTTTAGTCTTCAATTTGCTTAATGATGTCAATAGCTTGCTCAATAATAGATAGTGGTTTAGCATCAATCTTAGTGGTCTTAAATACACCCTCTACGCTAAATCCTTTGAACTCCCCTGTTTTTATAAAGTCATTCCATATTTCTTCATTGTCTACTTTGTAACTTCCGAACCAACTGCCATCAGTTAGCTTCAATCCATCGGGTGCATTTATTCCTCGCTTGCTATCTATAATAAATGATTCAATCATATACACACCATCAACCATCTTGTTAGGGTCGTGCATTTCATTAACAGATTTGGTATTATTATTTTTAAAGAACTTATTGCGTATGTTATATATGTCTTCCGCTGTGAATAGTCCATAATATTCTCCTTGCTCATCTTTGCGATAGATTGGCAAATTTGAGACCATTAGAGGCCCCGAGACTATCCTTTTTTCTTTGTTAGATGAAAACTTTGTCATCTTTTGGTCAATCTGTTTTAGCTTTCTTTGCGCCCATTCAATACCTTCATCACCGCCCCATGCTAACCACATCAAACGACCACATCCATCTCCTAATGCTTTGTTTGAGTTTTGTCTTTGTCTTTCAAAACTTGCCATTCGTGCAATGGTTTCCCTACTAATGTTTTCGCCTTTCGCTAACTGATTTGCTCTTTGTTTTCCGACATCAGTTCCGCAACTTCCCCATCCATTTTTCTCTGCATAGTTCAATGCTGATTGTGCGTTCTCGCTTGCTTTCTTTGGGTAGTCGTTATATGTTTCTGCAAACTTTTGTTCATTCCATTTTGAATAACACATTGCGGCTGCTTGTTCTTGGTCGTAACCATTACCAACCTCAACTGCTATACATCTGCTTATAAATTCATCTTCGCTTTCATTGTCTTTTGGCTCAATTATAAATTGATTTTCCATTCCGCACATATTGCACTTATAAGGGTCTTCGCCACCATCGCTAATCATCCAAGTATGCCCACAATTAGAACAAGTGATTTTATCCATTGCGAACTTGCTACCTATGCTTCCTAATTCTTTTATGACATCAGCGTTATTATCATAATGCTTTGTTATCCCTAATGATTTAACCTTTTCAATCTTTGCCTTATTGCTTCCTGTTGCGAATACTCTTGATTCAGGAATGCCTAAATCTTTTGCAGTTTTAAGCATACCTTGCACATCTTGTCGTGCAGATATAACATAGATTATTGCACCCTTATCAATTAATTGCTGTGCTAATTCTTGACCTCTTGCAGTTGAAAGTGTATCATCAAAATCAAATGATATTTTACTTGCTGCGAATGCTTGCCAATTCATCTCGATTGCAGGATTGTCTACTAATGCAACTGCGGTAACTCC